ACTACCCCAGACAAACTTAAGCCCCTGTATCCTTAGTTGGACGCAGGGGCTTTTTCTATTGTGTCATTGCTTTAAAGGTGCTGGTTAAAGACTTTAGTAGGTTACTCAGTGTAAAGTAAGCATAGTCCACTTCTTGTTGTAGTTTATGTACCTTCCAGACCAAGTAGAGTGTAATACCTAAGTGTACTAAGTCTACCGACTGATTTAGGCTTATCATTTCTTACTTTCCACCTGTATGAGCTTATCTAAGTACCATTCAGCCTTCTTAAGATCCTCTAAGCCATTCTTGTAGCGCCACCTATGAAGGTACTTAGCTATATTCCCCCGTAGGTAGCCTACAAACTCATCCTTGCTTAAGAAGTCCTCAATGTATTTGATACACTCAATAGTGCCTTGTCCGTAGTGTGGTGGACTATTTACATTATCAGATTCCATCTTACTTAAGTCCCACTTAGCCATTACAATCTCCTATACACTCTCTGGTATTTGAAAGCAGTAGTAATTCACCGATGAATCAGGCGAAGGTCTAGTATTCATAAGCCTATCCTTTATTGGTTCAGCAAACTCGTAACAGGACAGTTGACTTGTAAAGAATACATCGTGTGCGGTAATCTTATAGTTTGCTTCGTGAAACATAATAAGAACTAAAACATACATCAGGTTTTCCTCTATGTTAAATCTACAAGTTCACAAGTATCACCACTACAAGCCATTGTTTGACTACCAGCAGTGTTATCTTCATTCTCATACTCTGAAAGTTCAGACCAGTCAATAGCCTTTGGCATAATAGATAATAATTCTTCGTAGTCCTCTTTAGTACAGTCCTGATAAGGTGCTTGCTGATAAGTATGATCTGAGTGAGGCAAGAATGATACCCCTGACATCTCATCAAAGTGTTTGTAAACAAATGCACCTACTTCCATCCACTCCTCATCACGTACTGAGATCGTCACTGAGGGCTTATGTTCACACCATGAGCGTTGATACGTCAGCCACATCTCTAGCTGCTCTACGGCTGTCATATCGTTCCTAGTGACCGCTCCTGCTGGTGACTTGATAGGGAAGCTAAAGACTGTAGTTGTGTCGCCCTTCATAACACAGGGTTCGTTAGGTACACCCTTATCAATCATAAACTTCGTCAACGGGTCTTTGTTATCTCCACGCACAGTACGAACATAATAAGGGCTGTGACGAGCATGAATGCCACTGGCACTATCCACCAACTGCGAAACTGTACCCGATGGTTTCACGCAGCTGATAGCAGCAGAAGCAGGGATGTTAAGGCGTTCAGCCCACTCAGCATTCGTAGATATTGCAACATCTTTTAACCTTTCTAATGTTTTATCAAGACCAGCATTCTGACTGGTAGTTAGTCTATTATCCATAATGCCTGTTAAAGACACACCTAGTAGTCTCTCCTCTTCTGTGTTCTTGTTCCAGATCTTTCGTAGATAAGGGAACTTAGTCATAGACGATTGGATAGTACCTAGTATTGTAGCTAGGCGTACCTTACGCTCTAAGTCATCAATAGTGTCTGTAGCCCGTACTACAACCTCTGTTAGATTACAGAACTGGTTTGGTCGTAAGATAATTTCGCTACAGGGGTTAGTACCAAACTCATAGTTAGGATCTCTGCGTCCATTCTTAGCTGCTTGTACCTTACTAGCCTGACGATTAAAGACGCCACGTTCACCTGACTTACTTTCCACTAGGGCTTGCCACTCCCGCATGAATGTCTCCATGTCAGGCTTCTCTGTGTAGCTCACACTGTTGTTAGCCAATGCACGATGGGCTGCTGTTTCCCACCACTGTCCTGATTTAGCATGACGCATACGATCATCTGACAGGTTGGATAGACTAATCATAGCACTACGACGAACACCACCAACTACAACAATCTGACCGATAAAACACATAAGGTCATGGCATTCAATAGAAGATAGCTTACGTCCTTGTGCAGCCTTGAATGTAGTAACTGCAAAGTTAAACAGTTCAACTAGGGGTGCAGGTCCAGATGCTCTACCGCCAAAGGTCTTAAGTCTAGCACCAGCAGGACGTACAGCAGATACATCCCATTTAGGTATCTCACCAGCCCAGAGAAGAGCTAGGACTTGCCTAAAGGCTTTAGCCCACCCTTCCTTACTATCTTTAACTACAACCACTGTGTCGCTCTCAAATAGCTCAGGAACCTCTGGTAGCTTCTGAATGAACTGACGCTCTACTGAGAAGCCTACACCTGTACCACATAACAAGATAAACATGGCCTCATCAAATGCTTTAGGGTCATCTACTGGTAGATAGCTACAGTTGTACCCAGCAGTATTGTCACGGGCCAGTGCTGGTCCAGCAGTCATCATAGCTCGCATAGAGGGCATAACTTCTAGGTTTAAGATGGCGTCCCGTAGCTGGTTGACATAGGAATCGTTACCAGCTTTAGGACGTACTACATTATCCATGTAGCGTTCTACTGTGTCGCCCCAATCTTCACGGCCCTCACCGTCGATATACTTAGCGTAGCGAGACTTAGCAATAAAAGTCTGGTAGTCAGTTGGTAGGTAATTATTCATCATATATCTAACTCTCTTTGTTTAATTTCAAACCTTATAGGCGGTTGAACAGCGTCTATTCTATCGGACATCTGTTTTGGACACTTATCTTCTCTCTCTTTAAAGTGCCTTGCTACATTAGTACTATCCGCTGATGCGAAGGGCCACCTTCCCTTAGACAGTTTTAAACCCCTCATCATGTGGACCCAAGGCCTAGCATTAGACTTCTCTATAATATCCCAAGCCTCATCTGCCCTTCTACACCAATCTGGCCCACCTACCTTCCAGTATTTTCCAGATGAGCCAAAGCAAAACTTAGGGTAGTTGTCTATTATTTCTCTTAGCCAATCCAAGGATAGACCCATGTGCCAAACCATAGCGGAGAGATGTTTAGGATAGGGCCAATCTGCTGCCATCTCCCTTTGTTCATCAACAGTACCATCTATTACATCGGGGATTACAGCCCAATTAGCAGCATAAAGCTTATCATCTAACCAAGCTATAAATTCATCTTTCTTAAAAGGTTTACCCTTAGTGTAGGAGGAAAAAGCTCCATTATCCCACATAATGCTTTGTGCATTTTTAATAGACCAATCAGCATCCCTTGGGTCTGAAAAAGAGATACACATATGCTTCCCCTTCATAGCTTCTATAGAGGCTTTAGGAGTTATAGGAGTTCCGTGATAATGTAGCATTTGCTCTCCACCATAAGATTATTGCGACAATGATAGTTGCGTATAGTTTACCAAGAATGTTTCCAGCAGAGAACTCTAGTGAGCCGAAAGCTAGATAAACAAATAAGCTACTATCCACTATAGCCCCTACAACTCCAGAGGCTGCTACAGCAATATGTTTACCTCTTTTTCTTAAAGGTGTATACACGGCTAGGTCAAATAACTCAGCAGTTAAAAAAGCTACCGCACTAGCTGCTGCTATGAAAGGATTAGAGACCAACCAAGATATAATGGCTCCTACAACAATAGCTAAGGCAGACCACTTCCAATTAGTCAACTCTTGTAACCAATCTCTTAACACAAGGGCTAAACCTATCATAAGTACCCCAGAGGGTGCCATCAAACCAAAGCCAACTGGAATAAGACAAGGACCGTTATCTAAACAAACAGATCCAAAATTACCAATTAAGTAATTAGCAAATGGAACTGTAGCCATGAACAACAAAAATGCTACATACTTCATGTTATCACTCTTCATCATCAATCTTTCCTCTCGCTCTCATAGTCTTATCTTCTTCTAGCCAAACTAAACGGTCAATATCTGATCTAGCTATGCCAATGTCTAGTAGCTCTTTATCTGTTAGCTGATTAAGTTGCTTGATTGCTATTCTGTGAGTTCTCCATGTCGCAAGGTAGTTCATATATCTCCAGAACCACGACATGCCTGTCCTCTTCTTACTCATCGGTTGTCACCTGATCCTTGTAGTGTACCGTTCTTCACACGCTCGTTTAACTTCTCCATGTTCAACTCAATAATCTTAACTAAGCTGCCACCAAAGATATTAGACAGAGCTACAGTATAGAACAATACGTCACCTAACTCTTTTAACACTGCGTCATCATCAATCTTGTTGTCACGAAATAGTTTCTTAATCTTCTCAGATACCTCTCCAGCTTCACCAGTCAACCCAAGAGCATTCTCAATAAGACGCTCCCGACCTTTAGTAATCATCTTGTCCTCTACAAACTGAGAATACATATCAATCATGTCTTTCATATCTTTCGCTGTAATCATCCGTATAATCCTTTCAGTCTTTCTAGTGATATAAATTCGGGTTCATAGACCCCTTGCCTTATTTCTCTCTTAATTACACAACCTTTCCACCAATCTCTATTTGCTTGTCCAGCCCACGTTTCTTCTGAGCCTTTGTAGCAACCCGCAACCAAACCGATAATCCCGTTAGGGTGTGCGCCATCTTTAAACTTAAGATCACGTTTATGGCTATGCCCACAAGTAGAACTGTGATTACGATTGGCGAGTAGGCTATTAGCATGATGTAAACCAGACATAGCTGAACCAAAATTACCACTACTAAAGAAGTGAGCGTAAGAAACGCCATCATAGTCAGCGATAGCGGGGGCGCTATTAGTGTATTCGTGGTATTCGTCGAACCAGTGGTCTGTTTGAAGATGGCTGAAGGAAATCCCGTACTTGTCTCCCTGTAGTCTTGGCTCATGTGCGATAGCCTTTTTGATTCTATTCTCATGGTTCCCCTCAAAGCCAATCCAATATGGGCGTTTGTATTTACGTGTACTAGGTTTCTTCCGTAGACGATCCATTGCTTCATTGTAGCAGTTGATGTCCTGTTCGTAGTTCTGACTTACGATAGCCTCTGGGTAACGTGTATCGAAGGTATTAAGAGAGCGCATATCAGCACCATCACCCAAGTCAATTATATAACTAGGATTTACTTCATAGATTAATTCCCCTAGCCAGTCGAAACGCTCATTCCCTGTCGAGGGGTCTGAGTGAGCGCATGAGAATACTACTGCTGTCTTAGCTGTCATATCGGGTATCCATTTCAAATTCTATTAGTATGGGTTCGATTGATCTGTAGAAGTGTTTCTGAAACTCATATGCTGCATCAAAGGAGACAAACGGGATCTCTTCATCAAACATGACCTTACTTGGGTTTCTCTCTTGGGGATCTTCTACTCTACAGTTTAACCAGTAATTACCATCTTCATCTTCGTAGGGGCCATCAAGAACACGATGGACTTTAATCAGGATTGTGTTAGCCATTCGTCGGGTATCCTTTTATCTGCATAAATAAAGCCGTACTTATTACACCAATCTCCGTAGGTACTCTTAGCGCCTTTGTATAACTTAGCCCTAGAGTTAGAGAAAACAAACCTTATGTCGAGAAAAGGATGTTGCTCTTTAATGATTATGTGCTTCTTTCTATCTGCTGCTACGAACCTACCCTTAGACTCAATGATAATTCCGTTAGGTAACTTAAAGTCAGGAGTGTAAGTTTTATATTCTACAAGATTCCATCTAATCTTTAGTTTCTCGTATTCAAAACCTACACCCCTACCCTCTAAGTCTTTAGCTATATCATCCTCTAGGCCTGACCTGTAACCATTCTTTATTGCGTGTCTTCTACGCTCACTGGTGGTTCCCATAGCTCACCCTCCTTACGTCTTAACCAGAGTAATCTTCCACACTCTATGGCATGGTCTCTATCTCCTTTGTAAGCTTCAAGGGCTGCTTTCCAGAAGTCTTCCTCTGTCTTACAGTCCTTGTAGATCTGAACGACTTTCTTAGGGCCAATTCCAGGAGCACCACCTATGTTATCTACCTTATCGCCTGTCAGTAGCTGAGTGTAGAAAGACCGTACAGCCTCTTCCTTACTCACCTTTGTGAAGGTTTCTTTAGTTAGGTTGTAATGATGACAAGGTATCTGCATAAAGTCCTTATCTGTGGAGGCTATGGTAGTGCTAGGACCAAGCTTAGTTGCCTCTATAGCTATAAGATCATCTGCTTCTTCTCCTTCGCTAGTGATAGCATTGTAGTTTACAGTTAAGTAGTCCCTGAGTAGAGGTAGGTATCTAGGCTTTACAGCCGCTACTCTATTACCCTTATAGACCTTCTTAGTGGCTATGGAATATCTGAAGTTACCTTTGCCTGTAAGGTAGACAGTGTACTCATCGGGAAGACTGAATAGTGTAGTTTTATCCAGTATGTCCCCCATAAGCTCATCTACCTTACTCTTGGCATCTTCAGGAAAGTCCTTCTCAGTAACATGCGCTGCACGATAAGCTACAATGTCACCGTCGATTAAAACCTTCCCATCTATCATCAGAAGCTCCCAAAGACCATTTTACCATCGTCCTTCTCAAAGGCTACATCTGTAACATAACAAAACCCAGCTGACTTAGTTGCGTCAGTGTATGCGTTAGACAAGCCCCAGAGATCATCTATGTTGTGACGTTCAATAACATTCTTACCCTCAAACCCATCGTCCTCACTGTCGCTTTCAAAGATGATTGTTACCTTCATTTGACTACCCCACCATAAACATTTTATCGTCTTCAGTTGGCTCTCCTGAAGTGTAGGGTACATGCTCAGTGATACCTACGTTAAGAAGGCG